CAAGTCATCGACCAAAACAGAATTGGGAATGGATGTAAATAAATTATACTGGTCTGATTCCAAAAATATGGAAATCTTGCAAAACAAAGGGTTAATCAGGCAAAGAGGAAACATTCGGCTTGCGAGTACCCCTAGTCCAGAAAAAATTATTGCTATGCATCAAATGAAATATGCAAAGGTTTACAATCTGATAATTGCCACAAATACTGGCAAATTATTTGTTTTTAACCCGAAAAACCTACAGTTGAAAAAATTGGATAAATCAGTAAGCGGCACGAGCCGTTTAAATTTCGCCGACTTTTTAAACGGAGTCATTGTTTCAAGTAAAGATGATACACCATTTTTTATCAAAAACAACACCACTTTTGATGTAGTAGATTGTAATTTAGTAAATGGCGAAAAGCAAGATGTCAAAAGTGACGTTATCGCTGTTCATAAGGGCAGAGTGTGGGTCGCCGATGACGCCAGTATTTATTTCTCGGCATTGGGGCGCTATGACGACTTTACAACAGCGGATGACGCCGGTTATATCAACAATTTCCACACAGATACAGACGACATAATAGCCTTGAAGCCGTACAAAGACTACTTGGCGGTATATAAAAAGCACAGGGTCTACCTTTTAACAGGTTCTAGTACCGCAGATTTCGCCGTTGTGCTATTTGCAGACAAGGGTACAACCTCATTTAGCTCAGTGGTAAACGTCAACAACCGGCAATATTTCTTAAATCAAGGGGTTTTCTCACTTGAGCAGTCTGGGGATTTAAGTCAAATCCAGCTTGGGCAGGAAATCACATTGAATATCAAGTCAGAGTTCGACAATTTTGACAAAGAACGTTTTGATGAAGTCATAGCTCTTCATTATGAGCGTAAAAATCAGGTTTGGTATTTCATTCCGTATAAAGATACAGAATGTTTCCACACCATTTGGATAAATGACTATGTAAATAACGCTTGGTTCAAAAGGGTCTTGCCGCAAAATATTACTACAGCCTGTATCTTTAATGAGGATATTATAACGGCAGACAGTTTGGGAAATATCTATAAAGAAGATTTCGGATCGACCTTTAACGGGCAGCCGATTGATTTTATGTGGAAGTCCCCTTTCCTCACTGCAGGCGAAGCCAACGTAAGGAAAACAATCGACGAATTTTATTTTATTCTGGATGAAAGTTACGATAATAATTTTAATTTTTCTGTTTACAAAGATTACGACAGCGAGTACAAGGATGACATAGAACTGGTGTATTCGACAAACTATGACAACCTAAGCTGGAATGCAGAAAACGCTGAGTTTGAGCAGAACTTTTACTGGGATGGGGAAACTGAGTCCTCGCATTGGGCCGTTAGTGCAGACGCCACTTATAAAGCCGAGATCTCAGAGTCGAATTATTCAGTGCAGCTTTGTGTAGAAGGCTCGTCCTCAGAAAAAAGTGCCGCAATTATAGGTTTGGAATTCAAAGAAATTTACGTGGATGAATAGTAATAGTTAAGCATAAAAAATCTGTACCACTCATAACAAGGTGAAAGGGTGAATAGGTGAATAGGTGAAAAGCTTTTCACCCTATAACCTTATAACCTTTTCACCTACTAACAAGCACATTTAAATAAGAAAGGAAGAAAAATGAGCGAAAAAACATCTAACGCATATTCTGCGTTTATTCCGGAAATCTGGAGCCAAAAATTAAACACAATGTTGGCAAAAAACTGTGTTATGCTTCAGTGTGTAAATAGAAATTACGAGGGTGAAATCAAAAACCAAGGGGATAGCGTAAAAATTATCACCCCTGCGGACGTTATGATTTCCACTGTGAGTTCTTCGGCTATTACATACAACGAGCTATCGCCTGATTCAACAGATTTGATTATTGATCAAAAGAAATTCTTTGCATTCAAAATTAACGATGTTGGTCAAGCGCAAGCGAACCAAAGTATTATGGACGCGCACTTGCAAAACGCTAAAAAGGCGATAGAACAAGTCCAAGATGCTTATCTTTTATCACAACATGCATATGCAGACGTTAATAACGTGGTTGGAACAGAAGCAGCAGCGCTTACATTAGACAAGACAACCATTTATGAAAACTTTGTTGCACTTGCTCTTAAACTGAAAAATGCTGATGCGGTTTCTAACAACCAAAAACCTTGGGTTGTCATTAACCCTGTTATCGAATCTTACCTATTGCAAAGTCCTGAATTTATCAGCGCTCACAATGTTGCTGATGAAACTCTACGCGAAGGTGCAATCGGTAGAATCGCTGGCATGGACGTTTTAGTCAGCACGAATTTGTCAGCTGTAGGTGGAAAATTCTACGTACTTGCTGGAACAAATGAAGCCATCACTTTCGCTTCTCAACTATCAAAAGTTGAAAGCCTAAGAGACAAAGACAGTTTCTCTGACTTAGTTAGAGGGTTGTATTTGTACGGTGCAAAAACAGTTCAGTCAAAATCTTTGGCTAAAATGATTATTACAGCGGTTTAATAGTTGAAGGGTTGAGTAGTTGAATAGTTGAATGGTTTATTCCGTTCACTATTCACCATTCACCATTCACTATTATAGGAAAGGAAAAATATGTTTAAGAATTTGAAAGCTACCATATCCGAGCTTGCCTATTCTGCCGTTAATATGGCGGAGCAGTCGCTTGAAACTTCTTGCGGCCAGGACAAGAAAAATTTGGCTATCGAATACGTAATTTCTATGTTGCCGATTTTGCCCCCTATGAAAAAAATAGTTGTCGTCCTGTTATCAGGTTTTATCGACGCTGCAATAGAAAAAGCAGTTTGCTATATGAATGACATGAAAAATGCGGAGGGCTAAATGAGCCAAATTCAAAATAATGAAAGTTCAACTTACGCTGATAGCCAAGAGTTACAGTCGGCAGAAGGAGCAACGGAGGCAATGAAAAACCCCGAAGTTCAGACAGAATCTGCTGAAAGATTTAAATTAAATGACAATGAACTCGACACTTACAACAAAGTTCTTGATAAACTCGATATCAAATCTGACGCCAAGGCTGAAATACAGGCCGAAGTTCAGGATGCAAATCGAGGTGTTCAGGAAAAGTTTATGCAGGAAAGAGATTTAAAAAAAGAGGCACAACTTAATCAAAACAAAGATTTTGAAAACTCTCAAAAAAAAATCCAGGTAGAAAATATAGTTGCACAAGATTTTGCCAAAATTCAAAACCTTATGCAATTAGGTTTAATCAATTCGTTGCAAGGACAAAATTTAAAGCAACAGGTACTAAAAAAAGCGTTTGATAATGTAGTACAAAACGAATTGGTTCAACAAAATTCTCCTCCGGCATCGCAAAATGTGAATTTTGACAAATCAGTAGTGTTTAGCGAATTTCAGAAAGATAAACCTGATTTTTTCAATGCCGAAGGGCGAAAAGAAGTTTTGGATTATCTAAAATCTGACGATGTAATTATTGGAAAAGATGAACTTAAAAAGATATCGTTTATCATGGAAAACTTAGAAAAAACAGCCATTGACAGATATTTAAAAAATGAAGCTCACCAGAGGAACTTGAGTAATTCAAATGAAACTGCGAAACAAAAATTGACGGCCAACGCCCAAAATTCTAGTTTTCAAGATAAGAATTTTTCAAGAACTTTTACACGTGAGCAAATCGGCAAAATGAGTGGTGCAGAATTTGCAAAATATGAGCCTCTGATTATGGACCAGCTCAAAAAGGGGCTTATACAGTAAGTTGAATGGTTTAAAGGTTGAACAGTTGAACGGCTATTTTAGTTATTCACTAATTAACCTTTCAACCTTTAGGCCTTTCGACCATTCAACTAAATAAAGGAGAACAAATGAATTACTTTGATTTGATAAACAAATGTTTGGTCGAACTGAATTACAAAAAGTGCCGAACATTTGTAGAATTAACAAAAAATGACCATGAAAAAATTAAAAATATACTGAATATCATAAACGCGGAAGTGTGCAGTTTTGACAATTGGAGCTTTCTTTTGAGAAAAGTTCAGCTAAATTTGCCTAAAAACACCGGAGAAATTTTAAATACTGTTCCGGGGAAAATCCATTCTATTTACATAGACGGAGTCAAATACGATTATTACAGCGATTTCGAGAAATTTTTGCTCAACAATCAACCCTCCAACACCTACAGTTCGTTCAACGATAAGCTGCTGGTGCCGCTTTTTAACCAAGGCAAAACCATAGAAGTCATCTACTATACCAACCAGTTTGCACAAGACGCAGGCGGTAAAGATATCGCCAAAATGGATGCAGAAACTGATGTTCCTGTTATCCCTGTTCCTTTTGTTGAACAGATTTTGGTTTACGGCACTTGTATGAGATTGAAAGCGAACCCTGAGCACAGCAAATTTAGTTACTGGTTTGGGATGTACAAAGAGGCGATTGCAACGCTGCGTTCCAAAATCGGTACCAGCGCGTTGGAAACTCCTCAAATAAAGTTATTCCGAAATTAATTGGTTTTTTAGATAATACAAATAAATATAAGAAATGTAAAAATGGATAAAATAACAAAACAGCAAAAAGAGTTTGTTTCAGATTACATAAAAACGCTCGATGCCGAGCTCTCAGCGAAAAATGTGGGATACAAATCTAAAGATTTTAAAGAAGTTGCTGATAAATTATTATCTAATAACTTCGTAATAAATGAGATTAAATCCCAGTTGAAATGCCATATTTCTACGCTGCGGGTGCACAAAGGGTACGTAGTCCAAAAACTATTGGAGATAGCTGAGTTTTCTTTAGAGGAGGAAGACATCTTGGATAAAGATGGTGGCTTCACGGGGAAAAAGAAGCTCAGGGACGCGACTGTAGGCTTACGGGCGTTAGAATCTTTGTGTAAGCATCTCGGTTTCAGTGCCAAAAGTGATGATATTGAGAGCACTGAAACAAAAATTATAACAATAAACAATCTCGACGAAGATAAAATATAGCAGTGAAGAGTGAGACGTGAAGAGTAAAGTGATTTATTCCCGCGGTTTATTCTTCCTTAAAATAAGGAGAAACAATGAAAAAAGATGAAAAGGATCTGGAAGAGAGGCTTTTAAGCACCTCTTCATTGGATGAATTAATAAAAATCAAGATGGAACAAGAGCTGAAACAAGAATTCGAAAAATCCAAACAGGCTCCGTCCATCAAGACAGTAACGGATATTTCAAAAGTCCCGTCACATTTAATCTTCAGTAAAAAGGCCGTTTTTAGAATGTTTAACCGCGTAAACAAGTCGGAAACTTTTTTAAACGGAATTCAAGCAGAGGCAATGATTGGCCTGCAAAGTGCTGTCAGGGACAAAATAAGGGCAGGGCTAATGGATGCGTTTTCTACCGACAGCGCCTACGTGAAGTTTGAGGAGATTGAAATTTGAATGGGTTAATCGTGAATAGTTACTCTACTTGCGGAGCATAAAATTATACTTACAGTGTTATTCCTTGCGAAAATCCAAAAGACATTAGTCAAAGGCATTTTCATAAATCTACACAGTGTCTCTACGCCCGTAGTGCAAAAAAAAGCGGTCCCCTGACCGCTAGCCTTCACTTTAGCATTAAAAAAATTATCTAAAGAACATTGGTACCAGTTCGTTGAAAAATAGTACAAAAAACAGTAACAATGCAGCAAGTGCAAGAGTTTTTTGCATATCAGCGAACAAGAACATTCTTTTATTTTTTCTCAAGTCTTTTATTGCAATAAATTCTTGAGTATAAGGTTGTGTCGGAAGAGTTTTTTCGATTTCTTCAATAACTTTTGATAATTTAACTTTTATCAAGAAGTTGTACGAATCCATGTTTATCCACCATAAAATACAAATGGCCATACCAGCGGCACTAAAAATCAACACTGATGTTAAACCGTAATCGAATGAAAAGTTTTTCATAAGAAACATTACGAAAATCAAAGTTAAAATCACCAGTAAATAAAATTTGTTGGTGTGAAAACTTCTATCAACAAATCTCTCTTTTTGTTCAGTATATAACTTATATTGCTGAAACAGAATTTCATCAGAGTTCATGTAATACCGTCCTTTCGTTGAGTCAATTGTATAGCTATATTAAGGAAAAGTCAATAGGTTATGAGTAAATTTATTACAATTATAATAGACAAAAATAAAAATGAGTTCAAAAATCTTCAATATTTGCCACAGGTAATCGCTCTGTACGAGAGGTTTTCAAGGTATCTGAATGATGATTATTTTCTGCAAGGTGACAAAAGTTCACTGGAAGCAGTTTTGAGCCTTGTAGAGAGGACAACCCCATATTTTTGGGCAGTTATCTGCAAAAAAAGCGGCAAACTCGCTGGCTTTGTCTTTCTTGACAATTGGGTCGGCGCAAAAGGCCAAGTTCACAGTGCCGAAGTCACTACCTGCTTTAACCCGATGTATTGGGGTAATTATACCAAAATATGTGCGAAAAAATTCATCAAATACAGTTTTAAAAAGTACAAGCTAAAAAAGCTAAAAGCGCATGTTTTTTCCCAGAACTTCAAGGTTAAAGCCTTATTGAAGCGCTCAGGGTTTAAAAAAGAGGCTGTATTGAAGGCAGAAACCCTTAAAAATGGCCAATTGCAGGATATAGAAGTATTTTCAATTATTAGAAGACTGTAGCAAAGCTATTAGCGCATAAATCTAGTAAGCCTGTAAATATAAGTTAGTAGAGCAAAAAATAAATTAGAAAGGCGAAGTTGAAATACTTTCGTGTTGAGGTAAAAAAATGAAATTTGAAAAAACTAAAGAAGATTTAACAACTAAATTGAAGTCAGAAGAGGAGACGTGTCTCCTTCAAAAAATTCCCCAAATCTACGATGACTTGGAGGACAATCGAATAAGTCAGCTTGATGACATTAGTTTGGTCAGAGATTCGATTTACAGTAACCAAATCCCGAAAAATAACGGTTGGGACACAAAAGTCGACTTGCCCGACATCTACGAACTTGCGCAAACGCTCAAATCCCACATCAGCGAAAATTTATATTCCCATCCCGACGCGATGTTTGATGTTTCAGGGACAAACCCTCAAACTCAGGCGCTTGCAAATAAGCAAAAAGCTATGCTGGTAAACACTTTTGAGCAAATGAAACTGGAAGACGAACTGGAAAAAGTTGTCGACAGTATTGTAGAAACGGGCGAAAGTACTTTGTTTGTTGGCTGGGAGACAAAAATTAAAAACATAAGACGCGCGCAAAGTATTGAAGAGCAGCTGATTTCGCCGTCCGATGACGGTTTCGTTGTTGAGACAAAACTTGTTTATGACAACGCAAAAGTAAAGCACATCAAGCCCGAGGATTTTGTTTTCGACCATCAAAGGCGGGACAATTGGGATGCCTGTTCGAAAATCTACAGGACTTATTTGGATGTCGAGGAGTTGAGTTCAAATAAAGCAAACCACCTTTTGACAGCAGAGAAAATCGCAACTTTGAAAGGGGTGGTGGCAAATAAAAACAGAAAAGAGACAGACAAATCTGTCAACGATAATCGTGTGGAAATTTTAGAGTACTGGGGTGATATAGAGCTCAGTTCCGGGGAGGTTCTCAAAAACTGGTTGATAGTGGTTGCCGCGAGAAAAGAAATAATCCGTTTCGAGGCAAATCCATTTATCATCAACCCTTTCATCTATTCAAACGTCATAGAAAGCCCAAGCACTGGCCGTGGCATTTCTCCTTTGAGGGTTGCCCTAATTCTTAACCACATTTCTTCAACCATATTAAACAAACAAATCGACGCACTAGCTTTGATGATGAACCCTCCATATTTGGCACCAAAAGGGTGTTTTAAAGGTGAGCAGGCAGTGAAACCAGGAAAAATAATCGAATACGATTCAGCCTTGATGCCAACCGCCCCGACTCCTTTGAATTTTGAAAAAGCCCTTCACGGTTGGGATTTCCTCAGTTACTTCAAATCCACAATTGAAAGTGCAACCGGTATTTTTAAAAACATGTCAGGAGATCTTCAGTCGCAGCAAAGAACAGCGACCGAACTGAATTACTCTGTCAGCGGGCAAGCCGTCAGATTGAACATGTTGCTTGATGCCGTCAACAGAAAGCTGATAGTTCCGATGGTCGAAAAAACCGCCGAAATTATTGCCAACTTTAAAATGGGCAGAGAGGTTATAAGTATAAATGACCATGGAAAAACGATATTTATCGAAATCGATGATGGGATAAGAAACGCCGACTACGTTTATCGTTACGGCGACAGAAAAGCTTCTTTGGAAAGAAAAATGCGCTCAAAAGAGATGTTCGATGTCATCCGCAGTTTCGCCGAAGTCCCTACCATGATGGAGCGAATCAACTGGATTGAGTGTTTCAAGTTTGCGCTCGAGCAGTATGGAATTGAAAACGCGAACAATTTTTTGATTGAGCAAAATACGGTTTAAAAGTCATTGTTTAATGTTGGCGGGCTGGAAAGCCCGACCTACGATACAGCTGGAAAGTATGTTGGCGGTAAAACATGTCCTGCGACACGACTGAAAAGTAGGTTGGGCTTTCAGCCCAACAACATTAAACTCCGTGACTTAATTCAAAAAGTAGCAACGGTAAAGTTAAAATAATACCGTTGCGGATGGGCCGCAGGCTTTGCCTGCGGCCCCTTTTTTTATAGCCCCGAGTGATATCAACATCGGAGAATAATTTTAAAAGTAGGCCGGGCATACTTGCCCGACAACATAAAACAGATATACAGATATGCTATAAATCCCACTTGGTGTCATAGTTTGCAAGAATAGGAACAGATGGAATATAAATTATTAAAAGCACAGAGAGAGTTTTTAGAAATCCCGCATGAGTACAGCCTAGATGTTGCTGTTTACCAAGGCGGGTTCGGTTCAGGGAAGACCTTTGCAGGGTCCTTATTGGGTATTTTGCTGTGTCTGAAGTTCCCCGGAATTCGTGGACTTGTCGGCGCGCAGACCTACACTTTGGTTCGAGACACCACCCTTCAATCTTATTTCGAGCATCTGGAAAATCTCAACTTTGTTGATAAGCGTGACTATATTTGGTCAAATTCTCTGCAAAAATTGGTTTTCAAAAACGGCTCAGAAATTTTGTTTCGGCATTTTGATGAACCCAATAAATTAAAATCATTAAACTTGGGATTCGTCGAAATCGAAGAAATGTCCGACGTTCCCTACTCTACTTTTAAAATGATTTTGGGCCGGATGAGGCAGGCGGTCAAAAAAGACTGGAAAAATTTTACTTACAGAATATTCGGGCATACAAATCCGGAATTCCAAAGAGGATGGGTCTACAAAACTTTTGTCGAAGATTATAAACCCAACTATCGTTTAATTTCAGCACCTACAACAGAAAATATTTATCTGCCCGACGGTTTTTGCGACGAATTGAAAAAGCTCTATGACGAGGAATATTACAGAATTTTCGTTATGGCGCAAAATGGCGAATACGACAAAGGGCTGATTATAAAAGATTTTACCCACGAAAACATAAAAGAAATCCAGTACCAGCAGGATATGGATTTACACATAACCTGCGACTTCAACGTCGACCCGATGGCGTGGGTTCTGGCTCACAGGACTGAGGACAAGGTCTTTTTCTTTGACGAGGTGGTTTTGGA